CTATTAGCACAACGAATATAAGCGGAAACCAAGAGCAGTTAAAGTACTGGGAAGCCAAGCGCTCCACCAGAAATCCTGATAATGTTCGTATTCAAACCAATGATGATGAACTCAAAGGTCTGTGCGTAATCCTGACCGGTTCCAGCGGCACCGGTACCTCCCGCACCCACAATGGAGAAGGCAGAGGCAGCAGGTACAACGCTCACGTTAGTCAGCTTACCGTAATTGGTAGAACCAAGGGGGTCGACGTTGTAGAAGCCCAGAGAGTACGAGTACAGATGGTATCCAGTAGGCTCTGGGATGCTGGGCGCCTTGTAGAAGGGCTCAACAAGGGAGTAGTAGTCAGAACCCATCTGGTTGAGACGGTTGGTGTTCTCGTAAGTAAAGGTGGTGTTAGCAATAGGATCGAATGCACCAGGTGGCTCAAACACAACAACAGCAGGACCTGGGACGGGGGATGCAGATGTGTAGTTGGACCAGATGTTACTGTTGGTGATGTTCCTGACCGCGAAGAACAGAGCCTTGATAGAGTGTGAGAACCTGATGTCGTAGCTCTGGTTGGGGTTGGTAAGTGGAGTGAAGTTCTGTCGCGGGGCCGTCTGCACCTGCTCAATGAGGATGTCTCTGGGAGCGCAGGCCATTCGTTTACGCTCCTCGTTGGACACAATTGAGTAGTTGGCCCAGACCTGGATGTTGGTGAGCTCGGGGGCGGCGGCGATGTCGGTTCCGACGACGGGTACCACCGAGGGGTTGGTGTTGACGACGGGGACGCTGTTGTCAAGAACGAGCAGCTCGCTCCAGTTGCGGAAGTTGAAGGAGATACGCATCTCGTTGTAGGGCAGCGCAGCAGTGGGAAGGGCCACACCGCTGTCACGGGTGAAGAAGAAGGGAAGAGGAAGATTGAGGTTCTGGCTGACCAGGGGGCTGCCAGCGGCATGGGGAGCGATAAGGCTGTCCACGTTGCCAATCATGTTGTCGTAGCCCACGCGCTTGCTTGCGCTCACGGTGAAGGCAGACCAGAAGTCGAGGAAGTAGTTGTCGAATCGCTCGGCCACAAGATCGTTGAAGGAGATGCAAGCCTCCCTGATGAGGTTGTGCATGAAGTTGCGAGTCCAGCGAATCCTACCGGCGGGGCCAAACTGGTTGCCGGGCAGGAGGGTGACCTCAGGGATGGTGAGTCGAAGCCATGCCTGGAGGAGGTAGTCGCCCGCTCTGGAGATGGAAACGGACCACTCCTGGTTGAAGCCTGCTGCGCCGGAGGATCGGGACAGGATGACCGGCACCTGGGTGAACCAGGTTGACTTGCGGGTCTCTCGGACAAAATACGCAAAAGCCTGGTTTGAGCCGTATTGGTACTTCTCAATCTCGTCAAAAGTGGCAAGATCAATGAATCCGCTAGTGATATTTGATCCAGTAGTCGTCATTTTTAAGATACCGAAGATAATTTTTGGCGCCTGTGTCGCCCGCCTCATGAACGAATGAATAAATAACCAACCACAGGATGAGATGAGTAACGATTTGGACGATAATTTGACTTGTAGTTGAATCGAAGGCGCTACTGTGACAAACAAATTAAAATAAAGATGCTAAGATCTATGACAAAGGTAAAACGTGATGTATCAAATAGACACAAACAATTCCGTCAATGGCATGACGGCATTGATGAATCTACAAACTAATACAGACTATATCGTATTTGAAGTGGCTGGTAAACGTAGCCAAATTCGTGTTGCGGGGACATACGAAACACCATGGTTCAACGGGCTTGATGTCTGTGCCATTCTTGAATATAAAAACCAACAAAAAGCACTACAGGACCATGTGAAACATAAATATAAAAAAAGTCTCGGTGAACTGAGTTCTGAGATGCCCACTGTTTTGGGGGGGGACTCTTTAGGTTCAGGTAACTTGACAAAAGAGTACCATGCCGGCAAAGCAATCTACATAAACGAATCGGGGTTCTACAGGCTTGTCCTGAAGAGTAAAGCCCGCTTGGCTGAAGCCTTTCAAGAACTCGTTTGTGATTACGTACTCCCGACCCTCAGACGACATGGAACCGTGAGCGTGGAAGGTATGCAGAAACAACTGGAAGACCTCCGCCTAGAAAACGAAACCAAAACAAAAGACCTGGAAGAGGCACAGGCAGTAGCGGAGCAAGAACGTCTCAAGGCGGAGCAAGAACGTCTCAATGCGGGGCAAGCGCAAGCAGCAGCTCTGGAGGCCCAGGACAAGGCTGCCAGGGCCGAGCGGTCTGCCAAATGGAACAAGACCATGATGAAGAACGTGCGCATCCGCGAGAAGAAGATGGAGTGGATCTACATCGCCACGACTCGCGACTACGCCAAGCAGCGCGTTTTCAAGATTGGCTCCACAAAGCGCCTGTCCAAACGCCTGAGCGGGTACCAGACTGGACGCCTGAAGAAGGACGAGTACTACTATGCCTGGTACCTCAAAGTCTACCACGCCGAAGAGCTTGACCACACCATTCAGAAAATACTGGATGAATTCAAGCATCAAAAGAGTAAGGAGATGTACCAGTCTATCAAGTTCAAAGATCTGAAGGAGATCGTCAACTACATCTGCGTCAACTATGACAAGTCTATAGAGTTCCTGAACGACTTCGTCAAGAACAGGCTCCCCATCAGTTACGAGGAAGAGGACACCGAAGACGATATCCCTCCTCCCATCTCCCCTGAGGTGATCATACGCCTGAACAACGAGCAGGAGGAGCTGTTCGACGTAACGGCCGTGATCAAAGACCTCATGCACGAGTACCTTGGAGGGATTGAAACCGCTTCCAAGGGTAGTAAGGATGACCCAATCATGGTCCACCGCGAAGATCTTATGAAGATGATAAGAGAAGGTCTTGAAGAGGAAATCGGTATTCGTTCGGCCTGGCACACAGTTAAGGACCTCATAGCATGGAAGAGCAGCAAGACCCCGATCGAGTACGAAGGCAGGGTCTACAACATACATTACCGAGCTATCAAAGAAACGTAATCCTCTTGAAATTAATGCAAAACCATCTATTACCCCTAGGGGTTGGGATCAATACAACTATCTCATTGGAATCAATACAACTATCCATCACCCCTAGGGGTGATGGAACCAATACTATCTCATTACTCGGTAATGGCAAAGTTCGGCAGGCGGCGAAGCCGCTCCAGGTGCCTACCAATCGAAATCTGTGTAACTCTCTTTCTTAGTTGTTTCCAGGTACAGGGTGATGCCGCTGCCGATTGCACCAATGACGATGCCCGCTATGCCCGCGTACAACATCCAAGCAGTTCTTTCATCCTCCTTGAACCCGCTCGCGTTGATGACGGCTGGTGTGTCCGGCACGAGACCGGGTCCCTTGATCTTTTGTTCCTGGACCCATCCGTTGGCGGTGTCGTACCTGAAGAGGTATAGGTATGATGGGTTGTGTTGGTTGGCATACACAAACACGTCGTTTTCCACAGGTGAGTCCAACATGGGGATGTTGTACGGGGTGCCATCAGTTCGGGGCACTGAGGGGTTGATGTAGCCCCACTCAATCCTGTTAAATGAGTGTGTGGTAATCGTGCCTCTTGGTTGCCACTGGATTACCAGCTGTGACCATACACCATTGGTTGTATTGAGGTACACATCTCCCTTCTTTGCCCCCACTAGGGTTGGGTCTGAGTTGGGGTCGAGCTTTCCTTGGAAGAACATTGGATAGCGCAGCAGCTTGACGTTATCCGGTTTGATGGCCACCCTGCACTTGTCGGACACGCCTGAGTAGAATCTGGTAACTGGGTCGTCTAGGACTGTGTAGGTGCCGTTCTGGGCGATCTCGATGCCTTGCCAGTCGAAGGCCTTGCACGTGTCGTCGGCCTTGCAGGCGTTAGAGGCGTCTACCGTGTTGGCGTAGGCCTGGGGAGGGACTAGCTCGCCGGTGGCCGCGCAGAGGGGGGTATTCTTGATGAAGGTGGAGAAACCGACCTCCCTCATGACCTGCTTGCCTCTGACATAATACAGGACCAGGAGGATGATCCCCGCTACCAGGATGATGGGGAAGATGAACTTGAGGATGGCTCTACCTGCCACGACGCCTCCAATTACCGGTACACCTATGAAGACGGCCAGCAGTGCGACGAGGACCCAACCTGAGATACCTTCTGATTTGGCGCTGGCGGTCTGGGACAGCTTGGACGAGAGATCTTGGAGGAGTCGGTTGTTGGATGCGGCTTGTTCCGTGCAATTCTGGAGGATGTTGTACATCTGTTGGAAGACGTTGTCCTGGATGTAGACATTCCCGGAGACGCGCTTCACGACGATGGCCTGGTGTTGGCGACTGAAGGCCTTGCACGTCTGCCCAATGGTAGTGAGAAGGTTGATTGTGGCCTCCATGAGTAGATTCATTGTGTTTTGAGCGTCTGAGAATTGGCCTAGGTTGAGGCCCGACGTGACGCTCTTGGCCTCTTGTGCCAGTTCCTGCATGATGGATTGTTGGGCCTCTTCTGTTGAGAGGGCGTCCAGGAGCGCGTGCATGTTGACGTTGGCGCGCTGGGTGAACGTGTTGCCTGAGATGTGCACGTCCCCGTGGACATTGCGAACGCTGACTACCTGGGCCATGTCTTGAGACAACTGGGTGTTTTGAATGATGTTCGAGGACACCTTGGCCACAGCTTTGGTGACTGCGTTTGATACGTTTTTAGATACTGAAGCTCCCATTTTTATC